CCTACTCCTCATACACCTAACAACTACACTTCTGGTAATGGTGTCAAACTCTAATTTAACCTGTGTTTCAGTCTTTTTCTCTAATAAAGAACCTAAATGCCCTGTTGGCTTATCACTACCCCAATTACTATGTATAACGGTTACAATATGGCAGTTGTATATTGTCGTTAGAGTCATTATCTTTTGAACAACATCATTTGATTCCTCTAAATTATTTACATCGCTTACAAGGTCTGCTACACCATCTATAATAACCAATCCTACTTCCTTGCCATTATCTTTTAATGATTGTAGGTAGTATTCTATAAATTGCATCCTTGACTTATAACCAACCTTTCTTAATGCAAATGTATGGTAGAAATCTAAATTCAATCCTTCATTCATTCTCTTTACCCTATTAAACACTCCTTGACTATGCCAATCTCCTTGCTCTGTATCAAAATGAATTAGGTGTTTATTATCTCTGAATGATTTTAAATTACCTGTAAACTCACATTCTGGATTAACAAATACAGATGATAGTAAGCTAACAAAAAATGTTTTCATTGACTTTGGAGGTGCTTGTATAAAGCTAAAGTTACCATAAGTGGCTATAGGTATTGGAAACTCCATAGAGCCATTCTTTGTTTGAACTATTTGTGTTCCGTAACTAATTGCTACAGGTGGGTATTCTATTTTCTTGTTTATATCTATAAAGCAATCCTCCTGTATAGATTGCATAAACATTAAATGGTCGTTTTGCTCTTGTAATTCTTGTTCTGTCATTTGTTTAAAATAGTTTTGTTTGATTCAATCCTAATAACTCCAATTCAGATAACATCTCATTTAATCTGTTAATTTCTTGACTAATGTTGGTTCTTTCAGACCTTAATCTATTTATTCTATTTGTGAGTTTTTCAATATTATCTTGTATCTCTTTGTTTGTGTATGTTTCCATTATTGTTGTATTAAAAAGGGCATAGAATTAACTATACCCTTTATTATTAAAGATTAAAAAGGTAAATCATCATCTACCTTACTAAATGATTCTGTAGTAGATTGTGATTCTGGTTGCTTAGAATTATCAACTCTCCAAACAGAAAGGTTTGTGTAATATTTACCATTATATTCATTGGCACTTACATTAAATTGGACTTTAATTGTATCTCCAACCTTATTGTACTTCAATAGGTTATCAATCTTTTCTAAATGCTCTCCAGATGCAAATAATTCAAAAGGATAAATATTATTATACTTATCTTCTGTTACAACGATAAATTGTTGCTTCTTCCACTGGTTACCATCCTTAGTTTTACCTACTTGCATTTCTAAGAATTTCTCTAATTTTCCTGTTACTTCTAAACTCATTTTTATTTATATTTAATTAATTACTTCTTTTAAAATCCTCACTCTCATCTTCGCCAAACACACCTAATTCATAGAAACCTGTAAGTTTAAGAACTGCTCTTGACATTGCTCTTTTCTCTGCCATTTCCATAACGTACCAAGTTGTAGTGTTACCTTTTTCGTTCCACCCACCTTTACCGCCTTTAGCTGTTTCGTCCCATTCCTTAGAGCCATATTTAGCACTACCAAATGTTTCTATCTTAGCATCGCCTTTTACAGCAATCGCTTTTACAACACAAAATTCTGACTCTACAGTTATAGCATCATAAGCTATAAAAATCTTCTCTTGTGCTTGTATCTTATCAATACCTTGCCTTGTAATAATTAGATAATGCTTGTGTTTATACACATCATCTGACGTTAACTCATACTTCTTGTAGAGTTCTGCAACTTTTTCTCTGTTCATTTACTTAAAATTTAATGTTAATATCGTTAATATCTTTCTGTAATGTTATTATAATATAACCTTCTAACTTCTTCTCAAAATCATCAGAATATCTATCTACCTGTTCTTCTGTATAGAAATTAGGAAACTCTAATACTACTATTGGTTTAGGCATCGTTTAATATTTCTTTTCTAATTATCTTTCTATATCCTTCTGGACAATTTTTGTCCGTTACCTCTAAAAGATATGTTTCTAATAGCAGAACTCTTTTCTGTAGAGATTCTACTTGTGCGTTCTTAAAATCTACTAATTCATTCATATCAGTTCTTTTTTTTCTTTAACAGGTTTAGTGTACATACCCAACACAAAAGTACTTGTGTCTTGTAGTGTATCTCCTACATGTTTTTTATAATTTATAAGCCATTCATAACACTCTCTCTGTGTCTTGTAGTTGTTAGAATATCTAACCATTGCTCCTTTGTATGGAATCATCCATCTAAATCTTACTTTTCTTTGTTCTTTCATAATTATATTTCTGTTAATCCGTTAAACTCATCTTTACATATTATATTTCCAACAGAAACATAATCGTTTAATGTGTGTATAAATCTATAAGATTTACCACTACAAACATCAGTACCTTCTAACTGATAGTAGCTGCTTCTTTGTATAACCTTAGTTACCTTTAAGCAATTATCATCACACTCTTTAACATCTAAAATGTCTTTATCGTAGGATGATAATAGAATTAGTATTATTAATAATTTTTTCATAATTATAGTTTTAAATTCTGTGCTAAATTACATATTATTTTTAATTACACAAGTTTTAATATGTTAAAATTATGTTAAAAAAAAAGAAAGGTGGCTGTTACACCACCCCTCCACAAACAAAGAACAAATTTAAAACAAAATAATTTCTGGATTCTTGATATAATTATCGGTGTCAAAGTATATCCATTCGTTATGTAGATGAATCCTCTCAACACCATATTGTATAAGTCCTCTTACAATCTTTAATCTTTTTACCTTGTTTATACACCTCATTTTAACAGCTTTACCTAATCTATGAGGGTTATCAGAACTTAACCTTAATCTGTCTGCGTAAATCTTGGATGTATAACCTAACATAATATAAGCATTTATGCGTTGCTTAAACAACACTTCGTCTAATATGTGTATAGGTGCAGATTCCATAAACATCTTACCAGAACCTAACTTCTCTGGAGAATCAAACATACTCCATTTTAACACCCTTAATCCTTCCGTGTCCATTTCTTCTGTGTAGCTATCTGTGTAATCTACAGAATAATATTTTATAATATCATCTCGTTTTTTATATGGCATAGCTTACTTTTTAGGTATTGATGATGCTCTCTAATGTCTTTATCATACTCTATAAGACTTCCTATTGTGTTTAAAGAGTGTATCATTGTGTCGTGCTTACGATTAAATAAACAACCTATATCTTTTAGGATTAGCCCTGTATAATCGTAAATCATCTTAATAGTCATAAACCTTGCGTCTATAATGTACCGCTTCCTGTTATCTGTAGTAACATCAAACCCATAATACTCATTACAAAAAGATATTATCTCTTTAGCTTTCTCAAGCCCTAAAGTTCTTTTCTGCATCTTAGCTTTAATCGTTTCTGGTCTTGGTGGGTAGTATTTCTTTCTCATTTTTTAGTTCTTAAATATTCTATTTCTCTTTCTAAGTAGTCTTTCGCTTTAAGTAAGTCGTTTAACTCGCTTTCTTTCTTTCCTGCCCTAAAGACATACTTTACTATATTACCTCTATTAAATGTTAGTTGGTAGTCGTATATTACATCTATTAAGTCGTAGCCCTTGCCACAATCATAATGTGTTGTTGTGCTTTTCATTAGTTGTTTAAAAAGTTAGTTAATCTCTGCTCCCACTCAATAGGAATTTGGTCTATTAAATCATCAAAATCAAATGCTTCTATTTCATCTATAACTAAAGCAGCGTTTAAGTTATCTGTATGTTGTGCTAAATAAGCCACATAAAACCCATCTTCCCAACCTATTTGAATTTTATAAGTCATTACATATTCATTTTTACATTAAAAGCAGTATGTCTTGATATTGCTCCTTTTTTACTATTATCACTATGAGTTATCCATTGAATATTATCTAATAAATAACCTTTAGATACATCTATCCTATCTATACTTGGTGATAACCTCATGTCATATCCATTTTCAACCCAGTTATTATACAAGATATTATAATTGGAGTCGGAAGCAGACCATTGATAAAATAAATTTCTATCACATATTTCTTTACCTTTGTAAAGATGAGGCTTAACATATCCATCAACCCTACGCTTCATATTATTATAGGTAAGCATTAACTTACCTTTTTTAGTTTTCCAATATTTACTATTAGCTATTCTTGATTTCTTATTACTTCTCATTAATATTTTGTTTTTTTATAATCTTCCAACCTCATAGGTACAGCAATAGCTTCTTTACCACCAATAACCACACCACATCCAATAGCAGGTTTTAATCCTGCCTTAGCATACCCAAAAGCGTATTCCTCGTGATTTATACCACAACCAACTTGCATTCCAAATATTCTATTATTTCTTCCAACAACGTACTCAACATAAAGTTGCGTGTGTAAATGTCCTTGAACAATACTCTGTAAGTCTTTCTTACATTTAGTCCTTGCAGTACCACCCTCTCCATGAGCATATAACACACCATCAATCTCTAACTCTGTATGAAAATTCCAATTAGGAACTCCTAAAACATCATTATAGTCTTTTATCCACTCTCTTGGGATACCACCAGTTTGTGCTTTCCTCATTATAATTCTCGTATGATTACCAATTATAACATCTACATCTGGAAAAGCTTTATAGTATCTCGCCATCCTTTTTTTTGTGTGATACAACTCATCACCACCACTCATGCCATTTGCATCTGTTTCGTGATAGCTTGAATAGTGATGGTCAGCTTCATCACCTATATGAACCACTCTATTGCAATTAAAACGCTCGTATGTATCAACTAAAAAGTCTAAGTATGTATCTAAATCAAAAGGTGTATGTGTATCACCTATAACCAATACCCTGCTCTCTTGGTCTGTCCATCTTTTAAACATTCTTTTTGTTCCTTTTCTTAATCTTGGTCTAAAATCCCCCATTACACTTTCTCTTTATAGTTAGCAACCTTATCTAAATCTTCTACAAGATGACGTGGCTCATCTATTTTAATGGTCCAACTACCTCGATAGTCTTTAAAGGTAATCTCTGTGTATTCTTCGTCTTTGATTGTTTTCTTGACGTTTCTAACCTTCCAAGTTGTTTTCATTTGTTATTGTTTTATTTGTTTATTAATCTCTTTAAATTCTTCTATTGTAAGAATAATTTGGTTTCTATCAAACTGATTAATAGTAACACAGCTCTTATCAATCCTATAATCTGTTATTTTATTTAATTCTTTATACATTGTGCTTATTAATATAGTTTAACTTATTATTTCTTGCATCCTTTTCAGCCTTAACCAACTTTTTAAAGTAGTCATCATTATTATACAACTCTTTTGTGTCTGGGACAACGCTATCAGATATAACATCTACGTTTTGATTAAGAACATTCAATATTTGATTATAATGCTCTAACGTAGTTTTAAAGGTTATATTAAACGTACCTATATCTTTTTTATTCATCGCTTTCATCTTCTTGTTGTTCTATACATATTTCGGATTCCTCTCCATTTTCATCTACAAAATGTTCACAATCAAAATCGGTGTCAATGTATAAGTGACAGTATTCGCAATAAATTATACTCATAATAGTTTCTTTTGTTTTAACAAAGATATAACTATTTTTCGTAAATAGTTAAATATTCTTTTATACTTTTTATATACCCTCTGAAACAGCTATCACATTTAGTATTTTTAACATTAACCCTAAATATATGATTATATATTGGAATAAACCTTTCTCTATCCTCAAAAGAATATCTTGTCTTTTTAACAAACTCCTTTACAAAAGGATAGTCAGATTCATCAATACAATTAACCTTTCTTCTTTTCCATAATGGAATCTTATTAAACTTTTCCTTTCTTTCGTCACACCCACAGTCATCAGTAATAGCATCAACCACCTTCTTAATACCTGTAGCCTTAGTAATTTTATCTATAACATCCCCTAATCCAATAGTTTTGTTTTCTTCTACATTCCTCTGTAGATTCTTAAAATCTTCCTTATATTTAAGATATTGCTTATACTCTCTATAGTCTTTACTTCTCTTGTCTATGGTCTTATAGTAACCATCTTTTTCTAAATCTTCGTAATATTTGTTATCTTTCATAATTTATTTATTTAACATTGTATAATCCTCATTATAATAATCCTCTAAATCCTCTAAGAGCAGTTCTCTTAGTTTTTCTTTGTAATTTAATACAGAGTTATGGATTGATGATAAACCTATCTTAGAACCTTTGCTAATCTGTCTTAAACTCTGTCCTCTAATAAAGTAAAGGTCAAATAGCTTTTTATCATAAACCTCCCATGAATTTACCATATCATAAATCTTATCAATTAAGAACCTAAAATATGCGTTCTCATCCAGAATGTTATTTAAGTCGTCTAAACCTTCTGTATGGCTTTCTGTTTCAAATAAAGGGTATATTGAATAGTTGTTAGCTTTCTTTAGATAACTAAAATACATATTTCTTAAAGTTGTGTAAACAAAGTATCTGTTGACATCATCATTATACATTATTTTATCTTCATCTTTTACAAGATTATGTAGTCTTAAATACATATTTTGTACTATATCTTTAGCTGTGTCTAAATCACAACCTAAGTTTATAAGCATCTTAATCCATAAATCATGGTGTTTGGCTAATTTTTCTAACATATTTCTTTTATAGTTATTTCTACTCTTGGATTAATTCTATCTAATTCTGTTGGCAATATAGTTTCAGTTTTTACATAATCATCATTATCGTCTATCCAACACTTATATTCTGTTATAGCATCTAACAAGAACTTACTTACTATAGAAACAACATTCATCTTATCTAATTTTCTATTAGTCTTTTTAAATACTTTGTATGTCACTTCTACAGGTGTCTTAATAATAAGGTCTTGTAATTGTTCTCTTAATAGTTCTTTATATAAAATCTTAGCATCATTACTTATCCTGTGATGTAAATTCCTATAAGTGTTCATATTTAAGTAAACTTTTTTATTTGCTTTTGTCTTTCTGGGAAGCTCTACAAATAATGGAGATATTATCTTATAATTCATAGTGTAAACATACAAAAAACATAGATGGTATTATGATAATTTAATTAAAAGTTTTTAACATTTCGTAAAAAATACTTGACTATTAAAAAAATTTATACTAACTTTGCATCTTAATAAGATATATTATTAGTTTTATAATTTATAAATTATATAATATTTATATAAAATAAAATAATAAAAAAAATTTATACAATACAGGTTAGCTGTGTTTATAAATAAAGTAAAAATATTTTAATTTAATTGTTTTCATTTTGTTTGTTTTTAGTTAATTGTTTTAATTGTCCAATTCTTATCAAAAGAAATTGAAGCGAAATTACCACCCAAGATATTTAATTTATCCCTTAAGTTCTGCATAGTCATATTTTTTCTAACCTGCAAATGTGGTTGGTTGTTTTTGATTAACTTTACTAATTGGTTTCTTGTTAAATCCTTTAGTGTTTTGGTTTTCATAATGTTTGTTTTTAAGTTAATAATCTGTTTCATAAAATTCAGCGTGTTCTCCACAGTCTGAACATATATCTGTTTCCCATAGTGGTAATGCACCACAACAATCGCTTTCCATAATGTTTGTTTTTAATTATTATTATTGTTTTACACTACAAATATACAAGGTTTTTATATACTAAAAAAACTTTTTTTAAACTTTAACATTTCTTTAACATTTTGAATAAAAAAGAGGATATCATTTCTGACACCCTCTTAAAACAAAATTAAAAACAAAAGTCACTTTATTTAAAAACAAATTAAAAGATTAAAGTGTTATGTAAATATACAACCTATATACTATATTATAATAAAATACTTTTTAACAGATATAAACACTTTTTT